ACGATCACTCAACACAACACAAAAAAAAACAAACCACACACATTCGCGTAACAAATTTATCAATCATGGCTCGTACGCGTCAGACGCGGACCCCGTCGAAGAAGAGGAAGTTTTCAGCGCCGATCAAGAAATCTAATAAGCGCAGAAGGAAAACTGGTGGTAAAAGGGATTATTCATTCTCAACTAGGTCAGTTGGTGGTACTGGTGTGTCTTACAAAGCTAAGAGGGTATCCAGATCTAATTATAAAAAGATTTTATGGGATTCATCCATTCTTCGTGTTAAATATCGTGGAAGTAACACACAACATACTGCGATATCAACACCTGCTAATTATACACAAAAGACGGTAGTTGTCTTACAGTCGTTATTCAATAACGGTGGTAATTTCTGGACTACTGGTGGTGGTGCTGTTAATCCTAATGGTGGAACTATACCTACATTCGTGGGTAACCTCACATTACGTGGAGGAATGATTAGTTTTCGAATTAGCAACAGTATAGATACGGTGTCAACAAATGCTGGGCCTATAACTGTTGAAGTTATGCTTCTCCAAACCGGTCCTGGTTTTGACCCTGCTGCATTACCGTCTGTACAGAATCTTATGCAAGATGAGACTTTCATCACCGATTTTCAAACTAAAATTGGTCGTATTAAGTGGCGTAAGACAATAATACTAAAAGAGGGTGACTCTGTTGCCTATGAGCATCGCTTGAGTGTTCGAAAGGTCGATTTAGATGATCATCCCAATGGACTTAATCAATTGTATTGGTATATGTCGGCATCCAATCTGGATACAGCTGTTGCAAAAGTCGTTGATTATTCAATAGGTTTTAATTTATCTTTCTGTGGCGAAGCAACCTAATTGGTTCCGCAAAAAAGGGGGGTAAGAGAAGTGCTAGTATTACCACTTCTCCCCCCTTCAATGTATTGGACTTGGTCCCCTCTTTGTTCTATAAATAAAGTGATATTTATCTCTATTTTTGTATCTCTTGTCTATGCCTACTGCAAAGAAGGCTTATTGCTTTACTCTTAATAATTATACTGAAGATGAATACACAAATATTATCGGAATTTGTGAGTCTGAGGCGAAGTATGCTATCGTTGGAAAAGAAGTTGGAGCTCTTGGCACTCCCCATCTCCAAGGATATATCTTGTTCAACAAGCCCTATCGTTTCGCATCTATTAAGGATCGATTTCTCGTTAGATGCCATATCGAAATCGCTGCAGGTTCAGTCGACTCTAATCGGAAGTATTGCTCAAAGGATGGAAGCTTTAGAGAATTTGGTGAGCAGCCAAAGTCATGCAATACCAGAGATGAACTCGCCAAGTCGTTCGTCGACCTTGTCTCCACAACCGGGTTCGCTGGAGTGGGTCAATTTGCTGCTGAACAACCAGGAACTTTTTTCTTCTCCGGACATAACTTGCTACGAAACTATCTCGGAAGTCGACCCCCAGTGGATAGACCTGATGTCCGCGTCACATGGTATTATGGAGAACCCGGATCCGGCAAGTCTCGGAGAGCCCATGAAGAAATGCCCGAGGCTTTCATCAAAGAACCCCGAACCAAATGGTGGTCAGGCTACATGCTCGAAAAGGAAGTCATAATTGACGACTTCGGTCCGAACTCAATCGATATCAACCATCTTCTTAGGTGGTTCGATCGCTACAAATGTCTTGTAGAGACTAAAGGAGGCATGGTACCTTTGTATGCCGATAAGTTTATAATTACTAGTAATTTTACACCTGAAGAGATTTATACATCTCAAGATGGCATTGTTCATAAACAATTGCCCGCACTTGTTCGTCGTGTTTGCTGTATCCTGATATGATCAAAGTTGTTAATAAAATTTCAATTTTATGTCATATTGTTGTTTCTAACTTTGCCTATAAATACTACGACGATCACTCAACACAACACAAAAAAAAACAAACCACACACATTCGCGTAACAAATTTATCAATCATGGCTCGTACGCGTCAGACGCGGACCCCGTCGAAGAAGAGGAAGTTTTCAGCGCC